CGTATAGATGTAGCCAGTCAAACTGTCGGACAAACTACCAGAGGGTCGCACCATGTCAGCTGCCAACCACTGGAGCGCCAGCGGTGGCTGGTTCGGCGATGCTCGATGTTTGTAGATGTATGCGTTCGCGAGCACCAGTGAATCCGTGATGAACCAGTCCCACCATGCGGAACTTGTGACGCCGAGCTCTGGACACGGATTCGCGAGCAGGTCAAGAATCGGATGGTTTTCAACTGGCTCCGCTTTACCGTCTGGCATCGGTCGCATCACGCGCAGTTTTCCCTGGCTGAAGTTCCGCGTATACCAGCTGATACTGAGCGCAACAATGGAGTTGAGCATCAAGTCGCCAGCGATATACTTCCAGTCGCGATTGCTTGATGGCATAACCACCGATAGCAGATTCATCAACCGGCCACTGCCATATCCCGTCAAGAAAGATGACTGGCGCTGAATCACCGGCGGTAAAAGCATCTGTGGAACCTGTGCTTTTTTTGACTTGCGGAAGATATCGAAAATAGCCATGTTTTTATTGTGTACCTATACTGCGCCAAACCGCACACTGCCGAGCGTCAGTTCATCGTAACCGTCGGCAAAAGCATCAACGATGTCGTCGTTCTTTCCCAGGGGAAATGTTCGCAGCTCATCGAGCATCACCTGATTCCACTGCGCCTTGACCATGAAGCAGTTGCCACCTGCTATTTGCGCCGATGCTGGACCAGCACGGAGTTCTTTTGCCCCGCTAACTGGTTTGCAACTCACAGGGAATCCTTGTAGGTTGCGAATCATGTGGATAGTCTGACTCTTGCCAGCCTGTCCCGGATCCTGTGGCAGTCTCTGTCGGCACTGCTTGCCATCAAGTGCAGCTGTCTGCCGAATGACACGGTCGCGTTCATCGGCATCCCACTGTCCACGCTGAACGTCCAGAATCCACAGGCGTTCCTGGTCATCGATGCCGACTTTGACTCCGACAGTGAAGTCACCTTTTCCAGCACTAGCTGCAAGGTCCCAACCACGCGCAACGCGCTTGATGTTCGGTTGTGCGTCCTCGATGGTGATGCGTGCCTGTCGGAAGAATGCACCTTCACGCGGTGTCGGTTGTTGTTGGTACAAAGCAGACCAGCCGTATTCGCCACCGTTCTTGACCATCACACCCTTGATGCGCTCCAGTTCATCCACGTCGTATCGGTCAGGCCACAAAGCTTCGCCCGGTTCCCTGCCTATTTGGTCATCATCCTCGGCAATGGCTGGCAGGTTGAGAATGTGCCAGCGGTCCGGTTCCGATGCGACAGCGCGAGCTGCGACATCATCGTGATGCCAGCGTGTGCAGACGATGATGATTGCGCCCCCCGGTTCAAGGCGTGTGTAGAGGTCATCAGAGTACCAGTCAGCCGCACGGTCACGGTACACCTGTGATTCAGCATCCTCACGGCTCCGGATCGGGTCATCGATGATGATGTACTTGAAGCCCACACCAGTCGGTGGTGAACCAACGCCACGCGCCATGTATGTGCCACCTTCAGGGAGTGACCATTCGTCCTGCGCCTTGTTGTCCTGGCTCAAACTGATTCGGTCTTTGCAGATCGTGCGCGATTTACGGGAAAAGCGGTTGGCTATGCGCTGGTTGTAGGCTGTGACCAACACGTTCGATTCCGGATGCAGTTCCTTGAAGAAAGCACCCGCCCTGACTGTCACGGTCTCTGTCTTGCCATGACGGGGTGGCATGTGGATTGCCAGCCTGTCTATTTCCCCGCGTTGCACACGATCGATGACATCACAGATCGCCCTGATGTGCGGAGCATCAGCGGTCCACGACTTCGGAAGTGTCTCCCGTAAGTACTCGAGGAAACAAGGGTCAGACTTCTGTTGTGTCGGCTTCAGCAGCTGCGCTGAGAATCTGAAGCGTTGTAGATGCAATCTTTTCGTACAGTGTGGCGAGAGCCGCAGCGTTTTGGGACTTTCGGTAAGTTTCATCCTGTGTGGTCTTTGCGATTCCAATGAGTGCCGATAGATTCTCTGCAAGCAGCTCGGCAAGCCGTTCGTCTAGGTTCGTGGATGCCTCCACAATGCGCTGCGCGGAGCCATTGACTACAGCCTCCTCATTCATCCGGTTACGGATGCGAGTGATGGTGGACTTTGGCATGCCGTAATGTCTGGCAAGGTCCGCTTGCTTGGCACCTGCCAGAATGGCGGCTTGAATCTGGGCTTCGACTTCGGGTGGTGTTCTGACTGGCATAATCTTTATTGTGTCCTGTTTTTCGGTTTATAGTGTGCCTTGCCATGGCACTGGTAGCAAAGCACCTGAAGGTCAGACAGCAGTTCACCACCTAACCGTTGATAGGTCAGGTGGTGAACATCGAGTTTGTGTTTGTCTGGTGTTGTTCCGCATATCTCACACTGGTTGCACGCTTCGGCCAGTTTGTCCTGGCGTAACTGCTTCCAGCGTTTAGATGCCATGTATCGCTGTCGATAGTAACGACGGCACAGCATGATGTCATCTGCTGGTGTACTCGATTGTAAAAGTAACAACCAGCAGACGTCCCACGGTATGTACAGGAACTGCGGTTTCCAGCCGTTAGGCTTCGTCACTCGTGCCTTGCTTCCACAGCCACTGTAGGCCACCGATTGACACAAGAGCGCAGACGCACAGGAAAGACCATGATGCGATGATGCCAGCAAGGTAGAGCGGAATCAGCATGATTGTCTTCATGATGTCAAACATCGTAGCCAGCCTCTTCGTGATGTGGTGCTGGACGGCACCATTCATTGACATTGATCATGGTTTGGCTGATGATTGCCACTAGCCTCCAGCCAATGATATTGATTCGATTTGCGATTCTCAGTTTGATGTTCTGAATCATGTCGTTATCCTTTTCCCGACAGCTGCAATTGCTGAACATCGGCATCTTCAGTCACCGGAGTCAACTTGGTTTTGTGGTACGTCAAACCACCGTGCTTTTTAGCGCGATCATGCACCGTGTTGAGCATATTCTGAACATGCTCCGCTTAGAGTACATGCATGGTTTGGTGTTCGGTATACGACGCTGTCCGGCGGTCAATGTACATCACATCCGAATACACGAGCTTGCCATCTTTTGCGTATCCACCGAGCACAAAGTAGCGACCAGGGAGTTTTCCCTCGGCTTCGCGAGCGTGTCGCCAAAGGTTGCCAAAGGTTGCGAACACGGTTGCATCCGATTGCAACTGTTTTGTGTTTAAACGAAAGTTGTTCGGGTCCGAGAAATACCTTGCGAACAGCTGCTCAATCTCTGCCATGAACGGACTCATGATGCCACCTCGATGACTTCATCCCACACATGCGCGTCATCTGCTGGATTGGTGTTTGCAGCTGCTTCGTCCAGGAACTTGGCAATGTCCCTGCCTGACATCTCGCCATCGACCACAAACCACGTCCGCACAGAGCAATGCTGGGTGGCGATGTCAACCACTTTGTATGGATGCCCAAACAGCATGATGTGCTCACCCCCTTCAGTTTCATGCATTGGAGCCAACGATGCGCAGTAGTCCAGCACATGCTGGTTCCCTGTGTAGCCAATGACTTTGTATTGCGCCATATGGCTGAACATCGTTTTCATCATGACCTTGATGCACTCTGGAGTGTTGAGGGCAAACAGCACGACGGACCCGACCTTTGCGAAACTACCATCATCACACTTGAACCACTTGACCCTTTGCATTATTTATCCTTCCGTAACTTTGCAAGCATCGATGGCGTAACCGTTCTTGGTTCAGATTCACGCCTCCAAGCAACTTGACCATCATCTGCGACGTGACCAAGAATCCAGTCGTTGACCATCATGTCAGCGCCACCGATTTCGAACTCATCCCAAACTTCAATGATGCCATCGATATCGCGCCATTCAAACTGCTTTGTGTCCTGGTTGAATACCACAAACTCACCCTGTTCGACGCACTCGCGTGTCACAGCTGTATCTGGCTGAAGTAGCCAGTTCAATGCATCGCCTGCTGTGTTCAGACTCATGGTGTCACCTCTTCGAATAGCCAGTTGCTCACTTGCTGGCGTGTAAGTGTGACATCTGCTCGATGCCAGTCATAGTTGTAGATGCCACGGCGATGCTCAACAAGCTTGCCATTCTCGATGCTGTAGCGGTACAGGAATGAACCTTCCGGCTTGATGGTTTTCCCCTGGCGCATCAAGCGCACTGCATCTGGCCACCGCATCGGAGTGTTTTCTTTCTTAGCCTTGCCCGTTGGTGTCACGACTGGATATGGGTATGGAGTCTCATGAAACTCCCCCCACAGCCTGTGGTCGCGAATCAGCCACATCTGCACGTTTTGCCAGTAGACATCACCAGCTCGCAGTGATGCGGAGTATTTCGATATGCCAAGATCCACCAAGCGCCGTGTCTCACGGATGATGCGTAAGCGCTCTTCGAATGAAATCTTATGCCGGGTCCTTAGTCCTTGCTTGCGATAATTTCCCATTGTTTTCCTTCCTCCAGCAGCTGCTCAATGAGCATGTTTGGAAACTCGTTGACATCACGCTTGAAGCGCTCACTCGGTC